TTCCAGATGTTCCTTCTAACAGAGCTTCTAGACTTTCTAGTTTGAGAATCTTGTCAATCTTTGGTGACATACTCTCCAAGAACTTCATGATCTCATCTTGTTTTCCTACTACTTCTCCTGTCTTCTTAGATGATGTACGTGATTCACCTGTAGCATCATTCAACTGAGAAAGAATATCTGCTGTTGTTTGTGCACGTTCTTCATCTTGTTCTAAGGATAAAATTTTGTCGATCTTCAATTCGACTTCATTTAATTTTTCACTAAGAGTTTCATTGCCCGCACTTACACTAGCTCCAAAATCAGGACTTGGTAAATCTTTCTGTGCGGCTAAGGCGGACATGATCTGTTCTATCTTAGCGTCCATTGATGCTAATGCGTCTGGACTAGCAGATCCTCCACTCCCTGTGTTTTCCCCATCGGTATTGTCTCTATCGTATTCATCCGCCGTAACGGCGGAAAACCCAAAATCTACTAACTCTTCTTCTGCCATTTTAATCCTCTAATGTTTAAACTATTTATAAATTACTATCTCTACATACCACACTTAATTGACAAAATCCTTCTCTAAAATTCTGCCAAACAATTCCATTCCAACCAAACTGATTATCAACTACTTCAAATACACCAGTAAAGATAGGTAATTCAAAAAGGAATATCACCATTGCACCAAACATACCAACAAGGAATGCTGAATAAGACCAACGTATCCACCTATACTTAACAAGTGCGAGAGTCTTACCGCTAGTATACATTTCATTAGCTAATGCATCATATATTGTGTCATCGGTTCGTAGCGTATCAGCATAATTTTCTTTATATTCTTCCACATCCATATGAGAAAAATGACCAAAATAAAGTGGTTTGAAATGCGGTGATGTTCTATCTAAATTTCCATCTTCATCTTTTGGATAGTTGGTGTTTGGTATTATCGCTACTATCGCACACAATAATGATAAAATACAGCAAACCGCAAAGAACATCAATGGATATTTCATTACAGGATTGTCTAATTCTGCAACTGTAACTGAAAACACAATCGCTGAAACTGTAATCATTATGTTGGCCTTTTGATCAGCCATTATATTCAACCGCATCTGATTGGTAACATTCAATCTGAAAATGTTATCTACTGCGGTTCTATCTTCTGGAACGTTATTGAATATATTCTTACCCATTACTTCAAGGGCGGTGCATACAATAGTCCACCTTTATTGTATAATTTATTAAGACCTCGTTTTAGTCCTAACTTCTTTGTGATATTACGGTCAAATATTTCTTTATAGTTACCAACTTGTTTTATTATATCATACGACCAAGTAGCAGGCAACCCCAATTTTGCACCAAGATTAGGATGATCTAAACCATTCTTCTCACCCATAAATCTTTGGATGTTGGGATCTATATTGTTCTTGAAAGTGTCAATGTTTTTTGAGTTGATACCCATCTCTTCTGCAATAAACAAAACATATATTGACCATCTTACTATGTCAGACCATTGTTGATCCCCATATCTAACGACTGGTCCTAGAGGTTCTTTGGATATTATCTCTGGAAGTATCATGTGTCTATTGGGATCTTTGAAACCTAATCTATTAGATGCTAGGCCAGATCTGTCCGTTCCGTACATATCACATCCACCATCAATGTACATTTGTTTTGCTTCTTTGTCTGGTGGTACAGGAACAGGAATGTAATTTATGCCATGAGTCGCAAAGAAGTCTGCAATGTTCTTTGCACCAGTTCCAGTAGAACTAAAACAAATCTTTGCCCCTTCTAATTGTTTTGCTGAAGATACACCAAGTGTTTTTCTTACAATAAATCCTTGACCATCATAGTATGTGGTGGGCGCAAACTCAAGTTTTTTGAGTACGTTTCTAGTGAATGTATAGGTTGTTGCGGCTGAAAGGATGTCAATAGTACCATCTATCAAAAATTCAAATCGTGTTTTACCATTAACTACAACGAATTCTATAGCAGTTGCATCACCAAACAAGGCAGTTGCAACAACACGACACATATCAACATCAAACCCTATCCATTTTGTACCATATTCATTACTCCATGTCTCCTGTGAGAAGCCTGGAAACTCATCATTAGTTCCACAAATAACAACTCCTCTTTTCATCACTCTATTAAATGTACTACTGTAGGAAGGATTGTATTCTAGCGTGATGGTAGTATTGTCCTCCTGACCAATAGCTGTATTATCTACAACCATTATCCAAAACAACCATACCAAACAAGCAAAAGCTTTTCCCATGAATATCATTGTAACGCCCGATATACTTCTAATAATTCAGCATCTGGCATTGGTGTCGCCATAGTATAATATCGTTGATGTCCAACCGACATGAAAGATTTAACATCAGAAAAACTTGGATATTTCTTTAAGAGGTTGTGGAGTAGATAATCGGGACTTAGATGACACTCTGCACATTGATTATCTTTCGCAAATACTCTGGTTGATTTTTTGTATCGTTCTGACTGTACTAGAATGGAATTAAGATCCTTTTCCATAAATGTAACTTTTTTATCTATGTCAGGTATAACCATAAAGATTAAATATACAAGAAGTGCGATAATAACATAGATGAAAGATTTACTAGCAACTGTTTGGTCTTTAATCATATTTTCTAATACTTGAACTTCTTCAACCTTTTTATCTATTTCTTCAATATCATGTTGTAGTATTTTTTGGTCTTTTCCATTTGCTTGTTGTTTTTCTTGCTCAGCCATAATCTATTTCCCCTTCCCCACTTCATTTAATTTTTTGGTAATCTGTTGACCAAACCACTTAAGAACAATTGGAATACTCACATTAGAAGTGAGTCCAAAAAGATATCCAATAGGAAAGTGATAATCTTTATAGGGTTGAAGTTGGTCAACATTAGTGAATACAATTAAAATTAACATGTATCCAGTTACAGACATTCCCATATTAATAAGCAGATCAAGTGCAATTAACGGCCAATGACCATTATACTTTTCTTTGTGATCTTGTCTATAATTAAATAGAAATATCCAGAATGAAGAGAATAGGACTAATCCTAACATTATCCATTCTGCAGTATTAAATAATTCATTCATTATATTTCCTTCTCGTTGTGCTTTGGTAACTCCCTGTCTAACTCCAGCATTTTTTAATTTGTGTTTCCAACATCTTTATATTTATATCTTACTTTAATGCTTTCAACTTTTCTACATATTTCGCAATCGCATGGTCCAATCCATCGGTTTTACTTATCAATCCATTGTCATTATCTGGACCCCATGCTCCAGTTCTAGGGTCTATGAATAAGCCTGTATGAGCATAAGGCACAATAGGAGTAAAAGGCACAGGATCGACAGGATTAGATACGCGCCAATGTACGGGTTGTCCTGAAACAAGAACTTCATTACTGACTTTTGGTGATCCGTAAGAAAAAACTTGAACATTGTGACCCCTTTTGTGTAACCACATACCTACTATTTGTGCTATCGCGCCGCCTAAACTGTGGCCTGTGATATAAACGGTATGTTCTAGTGTGTAGAGTTTTACATTGTTTACAAAAGTATTGTCTATGGATTGCATAACATAAGTTGACGCATCTTTAAATCCTTTATGTAGATATATTCCCAATACGTCATCTTTTATCAGTCTTGCATCCAAATCAGCAAGAACATTATTCTCGTTTGCAGTGCCCCTAACAGTGATAATCGTAATACCATTATTCTGTTTTACCTCAAATACAATCTCATCAGTTGAACCATTCTCATAAATTGCAGCAGAATACTCTGCGTGTTCAATGAGTGATTCTATTGTAACTGGTAGAGTTGATTTATCACCACTACCCAAATCATTATTTTTGTCTACTATGTTCTTTGCACATCCACTAAGTAGTAGAATGATCCCCACTAACAATGTGTGTCTTGATAGTTTCTTTAAGTGCTTCAAGGTCTGCATGAAGTTCTCCAATTTCTTTATCTTGATTTTCATCTTTATCACCCTTCTTCCAAGCGGTCGCACCTAAAATAGCCCCAAATGATAAATGAAACATTGCACCTCCTGCAAGAGTCAATGGCACCCAGCGGGTTGCATCACAAACTAATCCCTTAGACACCATCATATTACAGTATGAGTCCATCTGCATATTCCAAACAACTGGCCCTATAAAGAAGTCACTCAAACAAATCCAAAGATATACTAGAGCTGCCCAATCACGCCAAAATTCATTGATGGTTTTGTTTATATTCATGTTTATACCCCATCGTTACTTATCCTCGAACTGATAATTAAATGCCATCATTCCTTTTGGTTGTCCTTTACTTGGAGTCATCTTTCTAAGAAACACTTGAATCTTCATATCACTATTTGGGGAAGGAAATGTGAATGCTGGTTTGTTAGGTGGTAGTCTCATTCCTATGTCATCAGTAGCATTTATTGGAAATCTTGCGAATTTTCGTTTTATGATTTCATCACTAACTGCTTTGTCAAGTTTATCGTCGAAACTATATTCTTTAAAGGTTTTCATTTTCTGAATGTTCCTTAAATTTTGTCATATTCTGTATCTACGGATTTAATAAATTGTTTAATATAACCCTGTAATTCAATAGCCTCTTCATCATCGTTGATTTCATTGATTTTTCCCTTGATCCTAACAAAGTTTTCGATAAAAACCTTACATTCAGCATAAGTAAATCCATAGTATCTCTGAATGTCAGTATGACACATAAAAATTTCATCTTCCTTGTCATACACACTGGTAGAATTCCAATATGTGTAGAACTTAGAAGTTGACCAACGTGAGTAAGACATTTTATCCACCGAATACAATCGCCATCGCTATAGATTTACCTGTAGTCGCAATTGCCGGATTATAGGCTTGTACATCAGTTCCTATTACAAGTCCAAGAGTAGTTCTTTGAGCAGAGGCATCAGCATCATCAAGAAGAGCTTTACCTGCTGTAGTAAGATCATATGTTTCTGCTGAACCACTACCAGTAAACTGAATACCTTTATCGGCAGCTGATGTTAGTCCAGCAAGTGCGGTAATATCTGCGTCATATGCCTGAACATTAGTTCCTATTACAAGTCCAAGAGTAGTTCTTTGAGCAGAAGCATCAGCATCATCAAGAAGAGCTCTACCCGCAACAGTTAGGTCAAATGTTCCAGCAGTACCACTTCCAGTGAATTGAATACCTTTATCTGCAGCAGATGTTAGTCCGCCTAATACGGTAAGGTCTGCGTCATATGCTTGTACGCGGGAACCAATATCTGATCCCGATAATGGATCGGCTGGTGGTGGAATAATAGTTTGCCATGTACCATCACCTCTGAGATATTCAGTAGCTGGTGCGGAAGCAATATCAATAAATAAATTACTTCCGTAGTCCTTATCTGTAAATGCGATTGTTTTTCCTACTGTCATTTATAGCCTATTGCTTGCAATTCTGCTATTGTTTTTGATGCACTTTTATGATGTACTCCTATACCACCAGCTTTTTTAAATGTTTGTATGTTACCTAGATGATCATCAATGAGTAAATTAGGTCTACCATCTCTACCATCCATAGCGAACTTTGATTTATCTTTTCTCATAACAGGGTATATCTTATCCGAACTAACTCCAAACCACCGTTTCATAAATCGTGTCTTATCTTTTGTGGCACGTTTTGATATTGGACCCCTACTGCTTCTAGGGATAGCAGTCAAGATAAATGGATCGTATTTTCCTATGAACCCCCACAATTTTTTAGCATCAGCCATTGGTTCTAATTTTAAGAAAAAATCATCTGGTAATTCATCCCATCTATCATCACTAAATTTTCTGCCAATTTGATCTTTCACACCCTTCACGAAATCTGCCAATACACCATCCATATCACAATAAATTTGTGGTGAATCAAATTCTAGTAAAGTTTTCATTAATTTTCCTTGTAAAAATGTACTGTGAATTCTGTATCAAAACCTTCAACAATTTTTATATCTTTGTGATCATATTGTGTCAACCATTCTTTTATTTCTTCAGGATAATATGCCTGATAACGTTCATCTTTATATGGAGCAGTTAACATGTTAAATATAACACCCTTGTCTGCGTGGTCTATCATTTGTTCAATGATCCACTTAGTATTTTTCTCTTTTAGTCCTAGATTAAAAACTCCAGAAGCCACTACCCAATCATATTTCATATACTCAGGTAGTCCATCTATTGTACCACACATTGTATTGATATTTTCATCTATCAGTTCAACTGCTTTTGCGTTAGGATCAATCCCTAAATATTTACCTGTCCAACCCCTACTCTCTAAAAAATAATAAAAATGTCCCACTCCACATCCAACATCTAAAACAGAATCGGTGTTTCCAATACTCTCATATAATAGTGCATTACGTTCAATAGCATTTTTATTACCATCTAACCAACCTACACTTTCAACATGAGTTTTATCATATTTTTTCACATAATGAGAATAGACCGCCGTGACAAGAAGATCTGTCATATTCTTAGTATCTACTTTTATCGATTCAGTTATATTATTGTTTAAAAATTCTTTAATGTTGATATAATCTCTAAACTGTTGCATTTCTCTCTCTTAACTAGTCTCATCTTGTTAGTTATTCTGCTTTTTTATAATCTTGAATTACTTTATTCATTTTACCAACTATAATGATTTATTTCTTCCTTGTTATCCCACCACTTTCATCTACCAAATATGCCTCGAATGAAACACCTTTGTATTTTTTCTGCAAAGACAAAAATGATGTTATGTTCGACTGTGCATCGTCATATAACC